TATAAATCAATCTGTCTTTGTTGTGGTCGTGAATCAACGGACCAAAAGATTTCATAAGATTGTGACTGCCCCAATCTTCATCTTTGTATTTGATTGATTCACATGCAACATTAATTTGTGATTCATCCATGTTTTCTTCTAACCAAGTAGAAGGATTGGATTGAAAGATTACATCTTTAACATCTGTTGTGAGAATGTATCGATACTTACCTTCATATTGTTTCAGTAAATACCATAGGTGCAGAAACCTCTCAACTACAATTGAGAAGTCATCTCTGTATACAAATCTTTTATTTTCTTCATCCTTTTTGAAAGCAAGAATGGTGTAGTTTCGTTTCACTAATTCTTCAACTGTTTCATATGAAACATTATAACAAAGCATGGCCTTTGTGCCTGTGAAACCACTTCTATCTAATGAGTTCACCCATGGTTTAATTTTGTCAAAATCATAACCAGTAATACTACCAATCACTATATCATTCATAACAACTCCTCAATTAATAATCTCTAAATCTCTTTATCTTGCGACCCTGTTCAGGTGTGTCACTCTTATATGTATTCGTCAATGTATTCGTACCATCTTGTCCTGCACCGGCCTTAGGTAAAATATCTGGACTAACACTTTCTTTGTGATGTGTTGGTTGTTTTAGTTGAGAAAACTCACGCCTAGCATGTTGTAAATCTTTCACATGGTGCGTTGATGAAACTGCCTTCTTTCGTTTGTCAATTTTTTTCCATGTGACCAGTGCTTGGTCATTGTCAATACTTTGTATTTGACCTATATTCCATTGATTCTCTGGATGTCTTACCCAATCACCACGATACACCTGTTCTGTCACACTCTTATGCAACTTCACGCCTGTAACATCTTGAACTAAATTCCATGCCTCTTTATTTTTCTTTTTCTTTATAAAAGATTGTAACATATCTTTTTGTTTTTGTGAAGCCTTTTGTTGAAACTTTACCAGTTCCATAATGCCAATGTTACCAACATAACCCGCTTCGGTTATCTGTTCTTTTAATATTCTTGATTTTGTTATTCTTCGAATTGCTTCTGTCATTTTATCCTCTAGTCAAGGTAAGAATCTTTTGTATTTGAGATTCTAGGATTGGTTTACGATTAGGCCAATTGATGTATGGTTTGTCTGCCGTCTTTAAAAGATTTGATAGAAATGGCATAATTAACTTTTCTACTTGTATCAATCTTGCTTTGTATTCTTCAACTGTTTCATCTTTTTCGGCAATGACTGCATTATATTCTTCTTCTGATACCGCAGAGAATCCAAAATCGTTATCACCATACTCAGCAAGAATTTTATTTATATCATATGCCATCACTTACTCCAGTTTTTCTGTGCAGTAAAATTCAAATGCGAGAACTCAAGTCTATCTACCAATTTAACTGCATTACCTGTCAACCTATCAACTGCAACAAAACCTTCGGGATTTGTCACTTTGAAACCGTCTTCTGTTTGAACAAAGGTACTGGTAACTTGTTTCATCTGTTGCAACTTTTTAATAATCATATTCTTGGCATCAACCATGCCATTTTGCATATCAAATACATTTTTCAAATCATTTGCAGCACCACGGAGAGTTCGCATAATTTCATTCTTAATCATGGTCTTATCTCTCTTTGTCTTCTCCATCTTTGCAGAAACAATATCTTTGTTTAGTTTTTCTTCAACCCACTTCAATAATTCTCTTGTGTGTGCGGCAGTATTAGTAATCTTTTGGCCTTCACGCACTTTGGTGTTATTGAATGTCTTAATGTATTCTCTGATTGTATCACTATTAGAAATTCTACCAATAGACATTGCACTTGTTTGTTTGAATAATGAACCAACAAAGGAAAGAATAGAAGTTATTTGTTTTGTTTCTTCTTCTGTGAATGATGCAGTACCAGATGCATCGGTAAAATATGCATCACGAAACCAAACATCTTTAGTTGGTGTAAGATTTCTGATATCAATGTTAAATGATGCCTTCATATCTGCAAATGTTCTACCTGTATATGAAGTATGAAACACAACACCCATTTGTGCAGCCTGCATTGTTTTTGCAAGTTTAGAATCGGATGGCACAGCATAGATTAATGTGTTTGGTTGAAATGTAATATAACTTTCACCATCAAGTGTCTTCTCTGATAGGTCACCTTTTGCAAACATCATATCACCTTGCAGAACACCTTTGATGCCAAGTTTTGGAAGATATCGTAGAGCAACTTTTAGTTTTGCATTAAGGCCTTCACCTGGATGGTTCTTATCAATGTCTGCATCGGTGTAATTCAACTTTGCATTTGCATTGAAAACACCTTTTGTGCCAACAAAGAATTTACCATTGTCAGGATTGATACCACAAAAGATTGCAGGCGAACCGTCCCACTTTGTTGTGGTGTTTACTTTTGATTGTGAGTGGCCAGCAAGCATATCTCTCAATGCCTGTAAGAAATTAATTGCATCACGACCACCTTGAACACCACGATTCAGAATTTCATCCTCAAGGTGTTCTAGGTGAAGATTTGCACCTTCTTTTTTTGCTTCTGTTAAGTATTGTGTGAATTTCATATTACAATATCTTTATAAAATAAGAACTTTCATTTGTTTGAGATTTAGCATAGTAAATAAAATCTGAAGCTATGTTATTTTGTTTACCAGAAGTCATGAACAAATCTATAAATTTTAAATTCATGTATTTTGAAAAGTAAAAAGAACCAGGAGAATCAGAGTCTTTTGCTTTTGCAGATGCTTCAAATTCTTTTAAAGTTTTAAGTTTGTCAGCACCCTCATAATATATCTCATACAATCTGAAAAACTCTTTCATAAATCCTGATGTTTTTGTAAAATTAAAAACTTCTACTTCAGAATCATCAAATAATCCTTTAGAGCCATATTTTTTTAAATATTCATTTACATTACCGCCACCTATTTTACCACCAGCTGCAGCACCACCTTGAACTTCACCTTGCCAAGATGAAGTTGTATTTGTTGCTCTAAATTGAATCTCAATTCCACTTATCTTCATATACATATCAATCGAATTAAAAAAACCTTTCGAACTACTGGTAGCAGCAAGTCGATAACCGTCATATCTATAACTGCTTTTTTTAATTCCTGGATTATTAGATTCTTCCTTTGTAGCTTTACCTTCAACTTTTTTTAATGACACACCTAACAATTTATTTTTTTGAGCTAAATCAAAAATTTGTTTATTTAAATCTGGCCAAGTGGCATATGTTAATTCAGGCAAATCATTTGCATTTTTTCCTAAAGTTGTCATCCAAATATCACCTGGATTCCATTTATTCTTATCAAAAGAACCTAAAACTGGATTTATTTTTAAACATTCTTTATGATAAGAATAAATTTTATTCATAAAATCGGAGTCTCTGTGAAAATATACGGGAGATTTAAATTTCATCTTATAATCATTATATAATAAATTTGCAGCTCTTATCATAGAAATTGTCCATCCTTCATCATTTGCAACATTTTCTATTATCATATCTATTGTTAGACTTCCTGTGTCGCAATATTTGGCAGATTCTTTAAAGTTTTTTATAGATAAATCTTCTGGACTGTCTATTTCTTTTTTTATTACATTAAATACCAAAGAACAAAAGTAACATTGTCCACTTTCAGTATATTTTGTTAATGTTGATCCACCTCTAGCACCTCCACCTCCACCAAACTCTTTTGTTTTGGTGAAATCTTTCATACTATATGATTCACCAGTTACACTTATAAACTTTAATGCAGAAAATGAACTCCTATCTTCTTTTTCTCCACAAGGTTTAAGTTTATCTAAAATTTCTAATTGAGATTTATTATTTCTAGAATTTTTGTCTGTGCCAGTAATAGAAAAAGTAGCTTGTTTCTTATCTTCCATATCAAATGGTTGCTTATAAGCTTCGGTGCCAATTTTTTCATATTTCATTTTGGCAAAAAATTTTTGTTTTCTGGAAATAAACTTATCTTTTTTTGTCGCTATTTTGAAAAAATCTTTATATGTTAAGCTACTCATTCGATACTCCATTCGTTATTGGAGTATTTATGCTATCACAACTACCGTATTATGTCAAGCGAAAAATGAATCTAGCGTGTTCTTTTCTGTCTTTGGATACTCTGAATTTCCTTTACGAAACACCCATACCGGTTCAATAAACACATCTTTCAATTCTACGGCATTGGGTCTGGCCATCATACGCATACCTATCTTGCCAACATAAAAAGAGTCTTTAAATGATGCAAAGTGTTCAACCATGTCATCACACAGAGGAAGTCTTTTAGACCCCTTGGTGCGTGGTTCTATGATGTTTATCATCATGTATCCGTTCTGTTTGATTGTCTTCCAAACTGTCTCAGTTACCTTGAAGAAGAAATTATACTTCCATCCGTTGAATGAATCATATCTTGCCCACGATTGATTAGATGCCTTATCGGTATCTGTTGCATACTTTTCTGTTTCAAAGTATGGTGGTGATGTAAAATAGAAATCAAATGTATTCACATACAAATCCCAATTCACATCTTCAGAAGGCAGATTCCAAATCTTTACAGTCTTCTTACCGACACATTCAAAGTAATCTGTTTTCTCAATTAAAGTTGGTTCACCACCAAGAAGTCTTTCGTATGCGACACATTGTTTTTTGTATATTTCAAATACATCTGGATTAGGATCACAACCAACATACATCTTTGTGCATGGTGTGCCATAAAATCCTGCAAGTCTGTCACCCCAACCACATGAAGTATCTAATACATTTTCTGCCTTATGTTTTTCATATAAGGCCTTTGCAACAGATGGTCTGAATTGAGTTGCAGTATATGTGCCTAATCTAAATGCGGTACGAAATGTTGCCTCATTCAAATCACCATCTGCCATAATGCCTTCACGCCAGAAAGTCCAGTTCATTCTACTCAACTTATCTTTGTCATTCCATATTTCTAATGGTGCAGATGATGAATTAGAACCACATTTCATTCGATTCATTTGTTGAAAATAATCACTTATGACATTGTAATGATTTGATTTATCAATCACACCCAATGGCATATCAGCGTATTTGTATTTGTATTCATATCTTTCTTCAACAACATCAAAATCTTTATATTGGTCTAAATGAGAACGAAAATAAAAATCTGTAAATCGACTATTCACTTCATACAATTCACAATCATTTGTTGGAAAAGGAACTTTGTTTCTATGAATATACTCAGCCAAAGATTGACGAATTTCATCTTTATCAAAAGTTGTAATTAGTGATTGCCAATCTTTCGATTTGACATTTGGTATGCCACGACTATCACAATTTACAGAAAAGTAATTTATAATTTCTTCGTTAATCATACCTTCAAACCACCAAAGTCTTTTCTTCTTTCACGATTACCAAATGTGTTTATTGGTTTATCAGGAATGCCTGCATCAGCAATATCTTGTTGTGCAGATTCTTCAACATCATACAGTCTCATCTTTGAACGGTCAACACCAAGAACAAATCTCTTATATAAATTAGGATCACCATAACGATTCTTTAATTGTTTAACCAGAATTTGATTCAATGCTTCTAGTTCTTCGTTTGTTACAAGAGCAAACATAAAGTCGGCAGTTGCAGGCAGACCAAAAGATTCAGAGGTATCTTCAAGACCAGGATCTGAATTACTGAAACCACTACGAGTTGTTTGTGTAGCAGAGACAACTGGTAATGCAAACTCAACGGCAAGACCACGGAGTTCTTCTGCAATTGCCTTGATGTATGAATAACTGTTTACATTCGCACCAGGTTTAATTCTTGCAGAGCAACAAATGTTTAGATAATCAATAAAGATAATATCTGGTCTGAAATTCTTCTTCAAAGCCAAATCATTTAACAATGCACGGAAATGCAATACAGACGCACCAGCAGTTGGATACTCTTTGATGATTAACTTACCTTGTGTCTTTGATTTGAGTGCAGAGAATTTTCTAAGATAATCTTCTTTACTGATTGTTCTTAATTCATCTAAATCAATATTCAATAAGTTGGCATCGATTCTCTCTGCAATCTTTTCTTCTGCCATTTCCATTGTGATATAGAGAACATTTTGACCTTGTGATAGATTACCTGCGGCCACATGACACATGAACAAAGACTTACCAACACCAGTGCCAGCAAGTGCAATGTTCAATGTCTTAATTGGAAGACCACCTTTTGTAATCTTGTTAAAGAGGTCGAGGTCAAAACGAATACGAGATTCTACTTTGTGATATGAATCATAACGAGAATCAAAGTCTTGTGTGTAATCGTGACCGATGTTGTTATCAAATGAAACACCGAGAGCATCACTTAGAAGTTGAGGTATTTCACCTTTAGTTCTTTTCTCATTCTTACTATCAAGAATAGAAACAGATTCCATGATGGCATTGTAAATGGCCTTGTCCTGGCAAAACTTTTCAGTTTGTTCAATCAACCATTGTGTTTCAGTCGGTTCATCTTTATCTGAATGAACTTTGTTTAGTAACTCAATTGCCTCTTGAACTTGAGGCTCAGTTAGATTTTTCTTCTCTGTGAAGTTGATTACAAGTGCCTCATGTGTCGGAGGATTCTTGTATTGATTTAAGAAATCAAATATTTCTTTGAATACAATCTTTTCTGCATTGTCTGAGAAATAATCTGGTCGAATGAATGGTAATACCTTACGGATATATTCTTCATTATAAATTAAGTTCTTTATGATTGTCTGTTCTAGTCTGTTCATTTGCCTGTGTTTCTAATATTATAGTAAGTACGTCACCCATGATTATATGCAAATCTTCATCATTTGTCAAGTCATCAATGTCATGTTCACCAGAATGAACAATGGTATATCCGAATTGCAATCTTGCAAATTCACCTTCTTCAACTACTCTTACCTTCTGATAATGATATATTACTCCTTTGTATTTTTCCATTAAGAGTTCTATACCAGTTACTTTGAGGTCCTTGAAGTCAAAGAAATGATAATCAACGCCTTCTTTAAGCATCTTCTGTTTCTTCCAAAACAGGAGTTTCTCCCATAATGTTTCCATATGCAATTTCATATTTGTGTTTAACAAACTCTTTAAACTTATCATCATTTAAAATTGACTCCATAAATTCAGGTGTTGATGTATCTGCAATTCGTTTCTTATCACCAATCTCACCAGTTGATTGGTCTACCTTTGCATACCAACCATTGGTTGGTTTGACCACATGGCCGGATTCAATTGCAAGGTCAAGTAAACCAGAATACTTACTAATACCACCATCAAAAGATACAGAAATAGGTATTTTAGATTTTTCTTTAACATAACGACTTTTCTCTACATTGATAATAAAATTGTAACCGACAATCTCGGTGCCATCTTTTTCTTGTTGACGGCCAATAATATAAATGTTGTCCGCAGAGTAATACGAACCTGTACCACCACCAACAATATCTTTCGGGAACATACCAATCTCTTTGTATGTGTGATTAACAACAACCATTGAGATATCTTTAATGTTCAAGTGTGGTGTAACCATTCTAAACAAACTCTTAATTTGTTTTGCACGACTCATATCTGCAACAGATTTACCTTCAAGTGCATCATCAACTTCTTTCTTTGATGCAAGATTACCAACTGAATCAAGTATGATGATTAGTTTATCACCACGATTCACATCGGCCAATTGTTGCATAATATCAAACTTCAATTGTTCAATATCAGTTAGTGGTGTGTGCAATACTCTGTCCATATCAATTTCAAATGTTTCAAAGTATTTGACTGGTGTGCCAAACTCTGAATCATAGAATAAAAGGACTGCCTCAGGGTATTTGTCCATATACGATTTTGCCATTAGCAAACTGAAGGCAGTTTTAAAGTGTTTAGATGGACCTGCCCACATTGTAAGACCAGGTATAAGACCACCATCAAGTCTGCCAGATAGTGCCACATTAATCATTGGCACACCTGTAGTGACCATATCTTTTTCAGTAAAGAATTTAGACTTAGATAGTATTGCACTATCTTTAATTGTTGAATTCTTTTTAATTTTTTCAAGTAAGCTCATTAGAAGGATCCTCCATCCATTTTAGTAATTTGTGTTTTCGGTATAATTTCGTTAGTATTATTTTTTTCTTCAAAGAATGATTCTAAACTAGGACTAGCTAGTTTGTCAAGCTCTTTTTTCTTCTTTACCTTCTTTATAGGTTCTTCAGCAGGTATTTTCATTCTGAGGTATGTTTGATTAGAAGCAATCAATAGTAGAATAGCAAGTGGGTCAAAGACAATAATGATAATAAGAATAACGCTTCGTACTGCTTTATCTATGAAGTTCGGGTCATCTTTACTATAGAATAGCTCGGCGATATATTTAATCGGACCAATTTCTGCCGTCAGTTTATTTTCCTCTGAAAGTAGAGGTAACTTTTCTGTTGATAATTTCTTTAGTTCAGCCTGCACTTCTTGTATTTGAACATCAATCTTGCGTGATGCAGTTGCTGGGTCACCTGCTCTTTGTAATAGGTAACTTAATCGTTCTTTTGCAATCTTTTCTTGTGTCTCTAATGTTTTTAACTGAACACTATTTGCACCAACAACAATATTTGTATCAAGGTGTGCCTTTGAAAGATAACCAAAGATGCCCATTGAAGTAATTAACATCAGCAGAATAATGGCAGTTAAAAAATAGTAACGCATTATTTGCACAGTAACATTCCAATTGTTATATAACCAAGATACTGTTACCAATTTAGATAACTCTAATACTGTACCCATCACAATAATTGGCCAGTATGAGCCTGGAAATATCTGTGCAAGACCAATAACTGAATAGTAGGCCGCAATACCTGATAATGCTAAAGCAGATAAAAAAGGTAATAATACTTGTATCATGGATTTCTCTTTGAGTGTGGAACATCAAACACAAAAGTAATTCTGGTGCAATCTCCTACATTCTTTGTTCCGTGCATTAATTTATTATTGAACCAAAGTAAAGTTCCTGGTTCTACTGTGTATGTTTCACCACCAACTGTATATTCATAACGACCTTGAATTGATAAATGATATCTATCTTTAGTTTGATAATATGATCCAATATCAATATGTTGTCCAACAATATCATCAACAGGTAGAGACAAGAAACCACACCTTGAATGAGCATGAAAATGTCTTCTCATAAAATTTACAATTTCAGTATGTCTATCATAGGCAGAAGTTTTGATACAAAGTTCTGTATTGTATGCCATCTCTCCTGGTTTTGAAATGGCACCCATAACTAACTGTAACACACCTGCTCTGATAGTGTAGATATCTTTATCTAATTGTTCGGCCGAATCAAGTTGTTTTTGATTACCCCAATCATCTTTATATTTTTCTAATTGAAATTTAATCTTTGAAACATTAATGCCTGTTTTAATGATGCGAATATTATCCAAAGAAACTCTCCAATGAATTTTGTTTCTCAGTTGACCAATTCATACAATCTAAAATCACTTTGATTGGTTCAAGAAACGCCTTGTCAAATTGCATATCGTAATCAACATATTCCTGTAGTTCGAATTCTTTTGGTAATCTATTTGGAAAAGAGATGACCATATCTTTGAATGGGTTAGGTTGTTTTAGATAGGTGAATTTAAGTTTCTCACCTTCTTGAATGAGAGGATAAGTCTTTGTTAGATTCTTTTGTTTTAGATAATGATTATAAAGAATTGCACCTTTCACATGAATTGGTGTGCCTTTCTTATACATTGTGGCGGAATCAGAATATTCTTTTAGACCATTGACACCTCTTGGAAAAGAAATATCTTCTGGTGGTAACTTTTTAAATTCTTTTCTGAAGTTATCAATAAAATCATGAATGTCTTCTTCTGTACCATTAATCATTATTTTAATTGATTCTTTCATTCTTTCACGAATTGCAGAAGGTGTGGATGACTTGACCATCTCAAGACCCATAACTTTCATTTGTGGTTCTTTATATTGAACACCCTCATTGTTATAGATGTTTAGAATGTATCTTTTCTTGGCAGTCCAAATACCTTTGTTTGCCAAGGCCTCACGTTTCATTTGCATCTTTTGGGCATACGCATGAACATACGAAGCAAGTTCCTGATAGCTCTCGTCAATATAAGGTTGTATCTTATCTTCACAGACACGGTCCATGAAGGCGATAATTTGATTAGTATCCGTCTTCTCAGAATACACCTTGTTAACAAGTGGACCAAGCCGGAGATAAATCGAATCTGTGTCTGAGGCGATAACATAATCTTCATCTGTCTTTAATAATTTATTCAAGTAATCATTGAGTTTCTTTTCAATCCATCGAATAGACAACTGACCTGCAAGTGTAACTGCAAGTGCCATTCTCAAATCATAGAATCTAAAATATTGTGAACCAAGAGCACCATAAGCAGAATTAAGAGAAACTTTCTTGGCAAGTTGTAGATTGTCATAACGAGCAATTTTGTTTTTCAATTCATTCTTTTTGTTCAGGTCAGTTTCAACTTCATAGTCTTTCTTGGCCTGAATCATCATCTTCTTAAACTTACTTCTGTCAATATACATTTCTTCCAACATCTTTGGTAAGAAACCTTGTTTGTCGGTACGAAAGAATTGGCCATTTGGTGTAATAGTAACACCAGATAGTTTAGAAGTATCAAGTT